TGACCAACGAACAAGGCTCGCATCACGCCAGCGCCCTGCCGATTGCATATCAGTGCCGTTTCTGAATACGCCTGACGGTATTTGTAGCGGTGTTAATGGCATTATGTCACCTCTATTATGTCGGCCCAAGTTGATCCCGCTGTTTGATCGCGGTAAAGCTCATCGCCAAACCCAGAACTTGTAAACTTTTGTATGACAAAGTTGCTGTTCTGCGTAAACATCACAACATTTCCTGTTGCGTTAAAATCTGCAAGATTACCTTGGCTCAGACTTCTCATGCTAGAAGATGCCGAAAACTTAGTGCCAAAAGTTTTATTTGGGTTAATAGGCGCAGCAGCAATATAATCAAAAGGGCTTGTGCTGTCAGCAACTGCTACAATTACAGCATCCTGTCTTTCATTAATATTTATGTCTGATGGAACACTGTTTCCTAATTCTAAGGAACCCGTTTTTGCAGATATGCTTGATCCGTCAAACGGAAAAATATCCATACCACCATTTCCGTTAGTACCAATCGTAATGAAAAAACTGTCGTCTTTAGAGAGATCGCCCCTTACAGAGCCATAAGTGGCGGCTGGGTGGCTGTAAGTGCTGCCAATACCTGTTGATACATCCCAATCCATTAAGAAAGCAGTGGTACTTCCAGCGGTAGCAATTAAATAATTGCCTGACTTGGAAAACTTTCTTATTCTTGAGCTAGTGCTGTCTATTAATGACCCCACCCCTGACGCAGAATAGGCATACACCTCGTAGGTTCCCGCACTACTATTAGAGAAAGCTATAGCGTCACCCGCTGGGCTAATGTCTATTATTCTTTTTCCGCTTTGCGCTGATCCTACTTGACTTCCTATTCCTGTGTCCTTGTCCCACGCATAAATTAAAGTTTCTGCGCCTGTGGTTTCATAAACGGCAAAACTGTTTGCGGAAGGTGAAAAGATAATTTCGTTAAAGACCTTACCGCTTACTGATGTGCTGTCTTGCGTTACAACACCACTACGCTTCCACTCATGCACAACTAAAGAACTATCATTGTGCGTTTGCGCAACAAAAGTCCTTGTAATGCTTTTCTGACTAGAGCCAGCTATAAGAAGCTCTCTTACGCTCATGACATATCTTGCCCTGCTGTAAACCCATACCAATTTGTGCCACCATCGTGGGTAAACAACACAAATATATCTACGGAGCCGCTTCCACTGGTCAAAACAGGATCAAGAGCATCTTGCCATTTTACAGCAGCAGGCCATGTGATTGCGTAGTCAGATGTACCTTGCACCACTTTTAAAAGGCACGAATATGATGCACCTGATGGTACATTGCTGAAAGATACAGTAGTTGCGCCCGTTAGCGTAATTGAAAAAGAGTTTGCAGTTTCACAATCCAGCGATGGCGTAGTGCCGCTTAGAGTGCTGTGAGTTTCTAGGTATGACGCAGCCTTTAAGTCACCAGTTAAGCTAACCGCATTTGCAGCAGATGTTGTGACAGCCTTGCTTGCTTCACCTGTACCTAAAGTCGTTATGTCAAGATAATTTAGTTCTGTTGCCGTAGCCGTTACGCCATCAAGTATGTTTAGCTCTGCTGCTGTTGATGTAACAAGAGTGCCGCCAACTTTCCACAATCCCAAGTCTAAATCTGGTTTGATTGCAGTCGTTCCATCCAGCAGATCATCTAGGCTATCAAAGTTAGTATTGATCTTTGTACCCCAAGTATCTTCTGAGGCGCCAACCTCTGGCTTTGTTAAACTAAACGTTGTGGTGTTGGTATCTGCCATTTTTGCTCTCCTACGCCGCGTCTGACCAAGTGTCGCTGCTATCGGCTATATCTGTCCATGTATCTGTTGGGGCAGTTACTTCAGTCCAAGTGTCACTGCTGTCTGATTGTGCTGACCACACAGTATCATCATCTGCCTGTTCTGTCCAACTATCCACCTCTAACTCTTGGAAGTCCCATGCAAAACGCGCTGGCAAGGTTGGCACGCCAGCCGTGATTTCATTTACTCTGAGTTTGTAAAGCTGACTGTAAGGCAGAGTGTCAACAACGGGCGTTGTGCTAATATCAATTGGCACAAAGTTACTGATAACAGAAACCGCAATACTATCTACGCTTGGCGCAGCAGTGAATATTTCATTACTACCAAAGTTATAGACAAAGCTAAGTGTGAGACTATCTACGGTTGGCGCAGCGCTTGTAATCTCTGTCGCTGTGAGGTTGGACGTAACCGATACTGGTATACTGTCAACAACTGGCGTTGCGCTAATGCTATCCGCAGTAAAGTTTGACGTAACTGATACATCAATTTGGTCTATCGTTGGATTGGATGAAATCGTATCCGCTGGGATAATCGTTTCATCCTCATACATTGTCACAATATCAACGACGACTGCGCCTGAAGTTATTTCAGTAGCAGCAAAGTTGTAAATATGGCTTATGCTTATCGCATCAACAACGGGCGTTGCCGTTATGTCATCAGCAGTGCATGGAACAGTAATAAACGCATTGGCGCTATCTACTACTGGAACGCCAGCAGTTATTTCGTTAGCAGAAAACTCGTAGTTAATCTTGGAAACGTCATCTGCTAACGGTGCTGATGCTAATGCGACAAAGCCAAGCATTTATTTATTCCTTACGGTTTTGTAGGCCAATCATCATCATTGAGATCGGGCCAATTAGAGTGTGTGGTAATGTCACGTAAAGACTGACGATAAGCCGTTTGTTCTGTTGACATAGTTACATCAGACAAAGCCCACCAATCTGTTTCTTGAAGCAATCTGTCTCTCTTTCTTCGTTGTTGCTTTGCTAATCTTGTGGGTCTTTCTGCTTCCCATGCAGCAACTTCAGCCTCCCATGCCGCAACTTCTTCTGCGGTCATGTCATACTCTACTCCGTCAATATACTTTTTAAGCATTAGTCATTAACCCCATATAAAGTAAATGTACCCTTATCCATGGTGCCGCCAGAAGCAGAAAACGCAAAAGCCTGTTTCCCGCTTGGTGTACCCGCCACGGAATTGGTGTTGTACCAATGCCCTGCAATTGTATCGTTGTTTACTTTTCCAAACCAATGCGCTCTTGGATACAATGAGGACGCAGAGCCGACGCCATATACATTAATGATTAAATCTGCCGAATAAGGTGTAGTACGCCCTAACTCCATGTCCTCATGAAGTAGCCAAATCATGCCAACTTGGCTGTCGTTGTCTATGACAGTGGCTGACTGACCCATCTGAAATATAGCTGCCTCACTTCCATATATGTTGTAGTTATTGTACCAGCCATTACTATCTGGGCCTGACACAAGCCGCATAGATAGCTTTGTGCTAGAATTTGCACTCTCTATTCCTGACAAATGAACTTGAAACCTATTATGGGTGTCTACTGATAGATTTGTATAAACCACAGATGTACTGCTAGATATGGTTGTGGTTGAAAGTTTCTCAAAAGTGCCGCCACCACCTACACCAGCCGCCGTAATGGATGCTGCTGTAGTTGCGTCAACAGAAGCTATGTTGTTCAAGCCCCTGCTGTTGCTGATTACTTCTGTACCACTGATTTGAATAGCCATCTTCGTGTTACTCCACTATTAGCTTTTAAGTTCCGCAACCTCTGCCTTGAGTTCATCAATCTGAGTTTGCTGTTCCTTGATTGCCTCTATTAGCAAGCCAACCATGTTACCGTATGCAACATTCTTGAAGCCATCCTCGTTTTCACGAACTGCTTCAGGTAATACCTTCTCAACATCTTGAGCAATGACACCTGTGGCACGTTCTGTGAACTCTGGCTTCTTGGTTTGTTCTGTTTCCTTGAACGCATCATTGTCCCAATCAAATGTCACACCTTTGAGGGACTGCACCTTCTCTAGTGCATTGTTTATGGGTTCAATGTTCTTCTTATAACGGATGTCTGAAGTGCTGTTTACGTCTCCAGTGACTGTGACCCCAGTGCTGCTTGTGTTTATCTTGTAAGCACCATTATAGTACATATAGGAAGAACCGCTATGCCCGCCATAAAATAACCAATGGTTATTAACATCGTTATAAATGCCAGTAGCTGAAGCATTGTCGTGCATAAACACAGCCCGACCACCAATGCTGTAGCCTTCGTAGCTACCATGCGCACCACCATCAATCTGGATAGAGCCGTAGGTGCCAGAGACAGGTTGGAAGTAGCCGTTGCCGCTGTCGCCTAGACGTACACCTGTGGTGTTGACTGTGATTTCACTTGAGCCACCTGTAGCAAGGGTGATAGTATTTGTGCCAAATCCAAGATAAGTGTCTGTGTCGCCTTGATGATATATGTAATCTTGGACATATGCTGATGAAATGTTGTCTATGTATCCACCTTGCATACGTAGGTTAGCGGTAGTTCCTCCACCACCTAGGTAAAGATTAGTAGAAGTTTGACCATTGCCATACTGAAGGTATAAATTACCGCCATATCTGTGGATCGTAGCACTACCACCACTCCCAAAACCGTTGCCAATTCTAATTGGGTTTGCTGATCCCCCACCTGATTGAACTTGGATACTTTCCGTAAAGGTAATGTCACCAGAGGCACTATCGTCAGCATCACTACGCAAAAAGCTGCTTGCCTGAATACCATCAACGGTGTCAGCATCCAGCCCACTGCCAGAGCCGTCATTGCCAGAAGTCCAAATCTTGCTAGTGTTCCACCTTAATTCTGAACCTACTGTTTCTAGAGCATAGTTGGTAGCACCTGCTGTTGCGCCTTCATGTAAGTAGATCGTACCTGTACGTTGAAAACCGTTTACTTGTAGTTTAGCACTAGATGCCGTGATCTGGCTTCCACCAAGGTGTAACTGATTTCCCGTTATAACACCTGTGTAAGTATCATCGGCATCACTGCGCAAGAACTGGCTTGCGTGAAGGCTGTCTACTGTGTCTGCATCAATATTCAGTGCATCAATGTCTGCCTTAGTTTGATCAGCAGTAGCACCACTTTCTATGCCATTGAGCTTCGTATGGTCTGCATCTGTAAATACGTTACTGTCAGTCGCACTTTCTACAAGAGTACGTATCTCAGCAGCAGTCTGATCGGCAGTAGCACCACTTTCAATGCCGTTTAGCTTGGTTTTATCACCGTTAGCAAATGCACCTTCTGATGGTGGTTGCTGTATATCATCAGCCGCCGCCGTGACAAACACAACCGCATCGCCAGACAGGTTAATCTCGTTGTCTGAGTTGTTGCTTTCTAAAACTGTGCGTGAAAGCGTTGTTCCAGAAGCCGTATAGGTGCCAGTGCCGATTTCCCAGTTATCGCCATCTTCTATCGTGTAACGAACAGTCTCACCATTAGCTACACCGCCATCAGCAAAAGATTGGTAGCCCGTTATGGCGCTACCTAGCGTAATTACACCAGTACCAGTGGTTGCCGTAGCTACCTTAACTCTATTGGCTAAAACAACCATTTCTCACCTACTTATGAAGGATCAGGAATTTCTACATCAAATGCTGTCACGGTAAACGTATTACCAGAAACCACACTCTGCGATGTTGTTAGTGAGCCAGTGCAAAGCAGGCGCGTGTTTGATGTATCGCTAATTGCATAGTGTGTTGCCGTGCCAGACCCAGTAACGCTGCCATCCGTAATCGCTGCGCATGTTGTCTTGCGGCCTGACGTATCACCATCTTGCGGTGCGCCAAATGCAACTGAGGTGCTATTGCCTAGCGTATATGTGCTAGTCGCCTCTGTGTAGCTTGTTACTTCCTGCGATGTAATGTCTATGCGATTGGCTTCTGTGTCTAACTTAGACAGCGCTGCATCCAATACATAATCTGATATGGTTGCCATGTGTTTCTCCTAGTATGTGTTGACCTGCATGCGCAGCCCAGAGCCGCCAAATTTAGCTTTGTCATTGTTTGAGTTTATACCACTTATTGCACTTTGGTACAACGAAGCCCACGTTGCCGCACGCTGATCGTCTACCAAGTAAGGCGCTGAATGCATTAAAGCGCCATACAGATACGCATCAGGATAATACTGCAAAACCCAGTTGGATGTAGCACTGTCGCTCAACGGCGTTATTCTTGCGTAATAGTAAAGCTCACCAGTGTAGGACGCATCTGGCGTAGGCCAAACCTCTAGCTGACCGCCAACCACAGAATAATACTGAGGGCGACCAGACGTATCAGCGCTTTTCCTTCTGTAAGTCTGCAGAGATAGTGGCGTAACTAACTCAATCGGGCGCTCATCCACATCTAGGTGAAACCTAATCGCTTCTAAAAAGCCCTGCGGCAGTTGCGTGTATCGCGCATCTAGCGCTGCCGTGCTGCGCTCTTCCATACGCCAATGACGTATCTTGCGCTCCATGTCAGCTTCAGAAAGGCTGATAAAGTCAGGAATAACACTTGTAAGATCATCGCGGTTTAGCCAGTTGGCTATCGCTGTCTTTAGTTCTGCATAGGTTGTAATAGCCATTACCACTTCACCTTATTTGCCCAATACGCCGCAGACATCTTACCCTTGGCAATGTTTTTAGCGTGCCTTGCCTTAAATGACTTAGCACGCTTTGTCATAGTCTTATCGCCAGTTTTGCCCTGCTGACCAAAGCGTATCGTCTTTACCTTATCGCCCTCTTTAGCCACAACAACGTGTGACTTGGTTTTATGGCTTGGAGTACGCTTGGGTTTATTATAACCCGATACTCCAGCGCGGGCGAGGCGGGGGTCTTTAGGCATTAGTAACCCAGCTCAATTAATCGGCTTACATAAGCACGTTGTAAATAAGGCTCCATGTCCATAAAGTTTGGCATCATATTGCCTTCAACAATTTTTTGCATAACTCGCGCCTCATCTGGTGACGGTGCTTGCTGGCGCGTATCAAGCAATGAAGTAGGCTCACCGCGTGGACCAAAGCGAACTTCAGTAACCGCCCCTGTTTGCTCATATGGTGCAGTCGGTGTTCCAGCAGGCTGACGTAATGGCGCTGTTGTGCTATAAGCATCTTCCATCGCTGCAGATTGCGCAGTAGTTGCACGTGGCGCTAACATAGACCCCGCAAACTCGCCACCTTGACCAATACCATATACGTCTGGGTTTACGATTTGATCCATCACGATCTGTTCTTTTTGCGCAGGCGAAAGCAAGCCATCTTTACCATCCAGACGAGATGTAAGTGTGCCACCTTTAGCCATATCTTCAAGCGTTTTTGTCACAGCCTTAGTCGCATTCGTATCAGCCGCAATTCGCTCAACACGATCCTGCGCTTCAAGCGGTTTAGCAAACAAATTACCCAGCATAGACAGCAAGCCACCGCCCTCAAAGCGATCCCCAGATGCGCCAGCACCGCCACCGTCAAGCATATCCATCAAGCCAGTAAAGCGCTTGCCTGTGCCATTTCTACCACCGCCTAGCGCATTCAACGCACCTAAGCCAGCGAGCAATCCCAGTGCTTGTCCTGCTTTCATTTCTTTTTACCTTTTTTCTTTGCGCTGAGCTTCTTCAGGTCTGCGCCAGTAATTTTCTTGCGTGGTGGAGCCACTGCGGCTAATTTCTTTTGCTTTGGACTGTACTTAGAATACGGCATTAGGACTTCACCTGCTTTTCCCATTCATAACATTTAACTTGGATGATTGTATACGTTGGATATTTCACCTGCAAAGAGGGAACGCCATTCTGCATAAAATCCGCTATGCATTCATTCTCATCGACATACGCAGGCCCACCGACTGCAAAGCAGTAATTCTGAGCGCATAAGAGAACAAATGCAGTAAACATTACATCACTTCTTACCCTTTACCTTTTTCTTAGCTGTTTTAGCCGCTGCTTTAAACGCTTTAGCTGTTGGCGCACCTTTTGAGCCAGCTTTGCGCATCTTTTCGCCAGAGCCTGCAGCAATTCTTTTACGTTTTGCATGGATATGATCCCATAAACCTTTTTTCTTTGCCGCAGCCATTACTTCTTGCCCATCTTGGCGCGACACTTACCCATACGCTTACACGCTGCAGGTGTTGGACAACCAGCGCAAGGTTTAAAGCCCTTCTTGCCGCCAGCTTTCTTCATTCCACCTGATTTTGATCCATACGCCATAAAAGCCTCCTATGTTGCTGCAAACGTATCACATTATGCAATTCCGCGCAAATTCCGTTTTATTTCGCCTCGCCAAGAGCTAAACGAGCCAGACAACGCAGTCGCAGCGTCACTTGCCATCGTCAAACACAAGGCATCCGCCAAGTCAGGCGAGGCTAAACCACGCTTGCGCATCTCATCTTTACTCTCAGCCTTCATTTTACCACTAGAAGTAAAGCTGTAGCGAATACTGGTCAACTCTGCGATGAGTTGGTCATTCTTTGGCAGCTTACATGAGCGATCCTCTAGCCAGCCCTTAGTCTTAAACCAAAGCTCACTCCGCAGATTAAGATAAGTATCGCCCATGCTCGGCGCTTCAGCCACATTCACGCCGCGCACAGGTAAGCCAATCTCACGCAGGCGGTCCACCACACCTGAGCCTACGCCAATGCTATCGACAAGTATCTGCGTAGGCTGCCTGCTGGGCGGTAACGCCTCATACTCAGCAACAACTCTACCCACAGTCTGCATCAAATCCAGCCCAGACCAAGCTCTAAGCTCAGTCACAATCGGACCCTGACGCTTACACAGCGCAGTCTTATCCGCTCCAAAGCGCGCCACATCCAAACCCCAGACCGACTTGGTATCCTCATCAATCTGCACATCGCGGTGCGTAGCATTTTCTACAAGATGAAACGGGATAATTGTATCATCGTCAGCAAGCGGAAACTCACCCAGCACACGAATACGAAACGCATTGCTCTCCTCGCCATACCTGAGCCGCATCTCATCGACAAACTCATCGCTGACCAAGGGACTATCTACGCATGACCACCTGCGTGTCCACCAGCTATCCGCCATGCGCGTCTGGCTTTCAAAAAACGTACCGCTGCTTCGCGTGGGGTTGCTCAGCATAATAGTCGTCGCATTGTGGCCTGACATAGAG